AACTGGCTGATGAAGAAATTCAGCTCAGGACATATGGAGATGGAGTACAACATTAAGCCAAAGGTATCTCAGGATACAGCAACTACGCCAACAAGCGGCACGGCTCCATTGAAACTTATAAGAATGGGATGGACGGAGACTTCTCGTGCCGTACCAATATTTGGCTTTTCACTTATTTACTCTTGGCCCGCTCAGACGAACGGACAAGGATATATTAATTGGGACGTAGAATATACGATAAAATTCAAGCACCAATATTAAACAAATAAAAATTGTAACAAAACAACGAATCTAGTATTATCGGAATTAGCGACCACGCCGCCGTAGGTAGTGGGTTCGATCCCGGGTACAAACTCCGCTTTCGGGCAGATTGTAGTACAGATCCCGAGTTCGATTCCCAAAGGGTCAAGTACGAGTACGAGGTTAGGTGCTACCAAGATTCAAGAACTTTTTAGTACCACTAGCAGATCCGCCTGTGCCCGAAGACAGATTATTTTTATATGTTCGCCCCTAAGCGAAACCCCCCCGGGAGGGGGGGTGAGCGTGGGGCTCGAGTCGGAGCGGAGCGGAGACGAGCAGTGAAACCAAACCCGGATTGCACAGAGTGGCCTAGCACAGTATTACCTAGGCCACTTCTGTGCAACAACATCAGTGTTGCCACAACAACAATCCGCCAAACTAAATGTCCCGCTCCCGCACCTACTGCTTCACCATCAACAACTACACAGAAGTTGATGACGTGGCACTTCGCCAGCTGGCGGACACGTGTCAGTATATCTGCTGGGCCCCCGAAATAGGGGAAAGCGGAACGCCACACTACCAAGGTTTTGTCCGCTTCAAGTCAGCGAAGAGTCTCACCGCCGCGAAGGCCCTAATCAGCAATCGGGCCCATCTCGAGGTGACACGTGGCACGGACCAAGAAGCTAGGGATTACTGCGCCGGCCCGTATTCAAAGGAGGGCAAGGAGAAGCCAGCGAATCCGGAGTTCATCGAATTCGGAGAGATGTCGAAGCAGGGTAAGCGGACGGACCTCGAAGAGGTCAGGGACATGGTCAACGAGGGGGCCTCCATGATCGAGATCATAGGAAAGGCCCGCAGTCTGCAATCTATTAAGACTGCGCAGGTGATCCTACCCTATTTAGAGAGAAGAAGGTGCTGGAAGACAAAAGTCATTTGGCTTTGGGGACCCACAGGCACCGGCAAGAGCGCTACCGCGTGGAAAGAAGGTGGTGCTGAAGCTTATTCCCCACTTAGCTATAAGTGGTGGCAGGGCTATGATAACCAAGAGACAGTTATCTTGGATGACATTAGGCCAGGCTGGGCAACCTTTGACGAGCTACTCCGCCTCTTCGACCGCTACCCACTCATGGTTGAGTGTAAGGGTGGGAGCCGCCAGTTCACAGGACGAACAATCTACGTCACCTGCCCCTACGACCCCCCGGCATTTTTCCAAGGGGTTGCATCCGAAGCTTTAGACCAGATGACGCGTAGAATAGAGGAGGTCAGACATCTAAACACTCCGTATGTCTTTGAATAGATATTATAAGAAACGTAAGCGATCATCAACAGCACACAAGTCAAAAAAGCGATCAAAGAAGACTACACGTAAGTCACGCAAGCGCAAGGGGGGTGGTGTCAAGAAATATGACACCACTTGTTTGGTTTATAACCGCGGTCCAACGCCTGTTGTTACTATCAAGAAGAATCTCCCGATGTGCCCGCCATATACGGCAGCAGTTGCAGGTTCAAACGGCTTACAACTGAATCTAGGAGCTACCGGCTACTCATTTGCCGGTAATTTTATATTCGATCCAAGCGGAACCTTTGGGAACTTTAGCGGAGTCATAACTTCTTCAACTTCGGGAACCACCTTGGTTGGAGCGACCCTAACGGACTGGTCGTCATACGCTGGGTTATATACACATTATAAGGTAACCAACATTAGGTTAAAGGCAAGGTATACCGATGCAGGCGATGCAGATACAACGACACCAGAGATATGGTGTCGTTACCAGGACCACGTGGATGCAGCAGTTCCTAACTGGTTTTCAGTATCAAGACAAAGGAACTGGCTGATGAAGAAATTCAGCTCAGGACATATGGAGATGGAGTACAACATTAAGCCAAAGGTATCTCAGGATACAGCAACTACGCCAACAAGCGGCACGGCTCCATTGAAACTTATAA